ATATTTTATCGGACATACCATATGATCCTCAGACTGAACCTAAAAAGTTTTACTCCGTGCTATCACAAAAAATAGCAGACACGAATCAAAGAATGCAGCTTATTGCTGACCCAGCTAATTATTATTTTAAACAAGCAAACGATGCCATATCTAAGATACCTTATGTAGGAGGTGTATTAGATAGAGCGATACCTGATCAATTAGTATCAAAACCCACTGCAGAAATTATAGGTTCATTAGCATTTATGGGTGGGGCTGGTGCATTAGCAATCCCTACTGGACCTGCAGGAGTAGCCTCTGCAGGTTTTGTTGCAAGAGCATTAGGTGCAGATGTATTAGGTGCGCAAGCTGGTGGACAAGTTTATGAATTAACAAATCAAATACTAAGACATATCAATGACTTACCAACTGAGTCACGTGAACTACAAAACGCTAAGTTTTTAAAAGACGCTTACATGAACTTGGCTTTTACAGGAGGAGCCATGACCCTCGGACCAATAGTAAACGGGTTCAAACCAGCCGTGGGTAGAATTTTATTTGGGCTTGATAATAAAAATCCAGACTTTCAAAAAATGTTGCAAGTAGCAGAAACTTATGGAATGCCATTAGGTATCATACAAGCTACTAATAGTGCATTTTGGAAAGGTTATTCAAGAGTTCTTGGTGTATTTCCATACGTAGGCACACCTTTCAGAAGAGCTGTTGAGGGAGCACAAGAAGGCACAAGAGGATTTTTTCAGAAACAACTAGACGGATTTGCGCCATTACAAACAATGGCATCTTTAGGAGGCGATATATCAAGACTAGCACGTAAAGAATATGAAGACACCATGATGGTTTCAAACGCTCTATATGAAAGTTTTTATAAATACGCAGATAAATTAAAAGGTAAGAAAGTAATAAAATTAGATACGGTAAAAAGATTAGCAGACGAATTTAATGAAAAGCTAACTGCAGCTCAACCAGGGGCTAGTGGTTTTCCTTTTAGATTTCCTGGTAGTGCCACACAAGAAAAATTTATAGAGTTCTACAAAACATTATCTAGACTTGATCCTGACGGTGTAACTATAGAACAAGCTAGAACCTTACAAGAATTATTTTCTAATTTTATGGCAAACTTCAAAGTTGATGGTAAAGGAGTTATACCTACGAGAGAAGGCGCTAGAATATCACAATTGCGGTTAGCTTTAGAAAAAGACTTAAGCACATTAATAAACATAGATGGTGACATAGATAAAGTAATTTTAGATACAGCTATGGAAAAATTAACACGAGCTAACTCTTATTTAGCAAATGTAATGCCCAAATATGGTGGCCCTGTAGCTAATCAACATAAATTAGTAAATGCAAATATCTTTGGACCTGGCCCACAATCAACTGCTGAGGGTGTATTATCACCAAAACAAATGATGGACACATTAATTCCTATGGCTAAAAATGATCCTGACTTGATGGCTGCTATGATGAGATTAGCAAAAACTCCTAATGCAAACTTAAAAGCATGGAGAAAGGCTGGTATGAAAGAGGGTGTGCCTGTCGAAGGTATAGAAGTAAAAGTTTTAGATGAGAACCCAAATTTACCAAATGGTGACCCTAATCCAAATTTTGGTAAAGTTATAACCACAACTCAAACAGTTATTTCGATGGGTCCAGAGGCTGGTAGAAAACAAATACTTAGAAAGATATTTGACCAAGCTGTAAGTGATTCATTTATAGGTTTACCTGTGGCTAAGACATTTGATGATTACAAAAACTTAGCTAAGTTAAATCCTGAAGACATACAGAAATATGGTTATAAAAAGAATCAAGATGTTTATAGATTTAGAACTGTTGACTTCGATCCACAAAAGTTTGCACAGTCATTAGGTTTAGATAACGTAGATGGTCGTGCTGCTTTAGAGGTGGCTCTGAAAGGCACAGGCACAAAGATAAAAGATATAGAAAGATTTTTGGACGTAGCAGAAAAAGCCGGTAGCTTCACAGTAACAGATCCATCTCAGTTCGTAGCTAGACGTGTCACATTAGGTGGATTCAAAAGTTTATTATTGTTTGGTGGTGCAGCAACAGGTGGACAAATTTTAGGTGGCGTAGGTTTACCAATGTTAATGATACCTTTATTATTACGACACGGTTCTAATATTTTGTCAGACCCACAAGTATTAAAAGCTTTCACACAAGTTTTAGAAGATGGTGGTGTAGATATTATGAAAAGAGCTGGTGTTGCTAGGACTATCGGTGACACAGATGATAATAAAGAAAATTTGAAGCCATTTACTATATCAAAAGAAAATCAAAAGATTTTATTAGATTGGGCTAACACGACATTACCAACTGAAGATGAACTTGATCAACTTGATTTCGTAAATCAAGTAGAGCAATCTATTATAAGCTTAATGAAACAACCACAAACACAAGCAGAGGCTAAACCAGCTAGAACTGAACAATTAATGATGATGAACAGATTATTTGGACCAAGAGGTTTTTTAACAGAAGAGGAACAACAAATAGGTCAACAAATACAAGAAAGATTACGACCACAGTTTGACGCAAACCTAGGTAATAATAGACCCTTTCCTCAAAACGTAAGACAACAATTAGCATTTGGCACAGTTGATGATGCTTTACAACAGCAACAATTAAACAGTGGAATAGGAGCAATACGATGAAGATGGATGGCGGTGTAGACGCAGTAAGAGTTGTTCCGATCAGAATGAATGAGGGTGGAGACGCTGCAGAAAAACTACTAGCAGAAGGACCACCTGAGGGCCCAACCCAATTCAAAATGCCAGATGAGAGGATGATTACCAAGAGAAGACAAATAGATACTGAGTCAATACCTGTTCCAGACGACAAACCTATCTCAAGCGAACCCCTCACTGAAACACTACCTGGACCAAATCCACCAGGTCCAGGTATGAAAATGCAAGAATTTTTATTTACTACTCCTACAATTAATCCTCAAGAGGCTCTACCTGTGTTACCATTCATGCCTAACCCAGCCATGCCAAATCAAGTAAACCCTTTTATAGATGGTTTTTTTGACCCTATGCCACAAGACAGAGGCGGCATACCTAATTTAATGAATGCTAATATGTTGAAACCAGCTGGAATATTGACTATAACTAAGAGTTACGACATATGATTGAAATAACAGATTCACTTCGAAAGCAGGTACGTCACCATGAAGGTGTACGCACTCAGATGTATCTCGATAGTTTGGGAAAAGCCACGATCGGAATAGGCCACCTTATACTTCCACATGAAAGAGAAAGATATGCAGAAGGCGTTGAGATTACTATGGAAGAGGTAGAAGAACTCTTCGATATCGATTTAAACAGAGCAGCAGCGGGAGCTGATGAGCTGATAGCTGAGAAGATTGGACACGATCTGCCTCAGGTCATAGGTGAAGTCTTGGTCAACATGTGCTTTCAGCTGGGAAAAAATGGTGTCTCTAAGTTTAAAAACATGTTTAGATGCATGAAAGAAGGCGATTGGGAAGGTGCCGCTTTCCAAATGAAAGACAGCCGTTGGCATAAACAGACTACTAACAGATGTGAAGAACTAGCATCTATAGTTGCAAACTATAAAGAAACGGAGTAGGATTAATCATGGTCATGGGAATAATAGGTAAAGCTAAAAAGATTTTAGGTAAGAAAAAAAACACTTTTGAAAGAAAGGGTCCTAAAACTATTAAAGGTTTTGTACCTAAAGTAGGCAAAGAGCGTGATCCTATTGTAGAAGATCTTACTACTGAAGTAGACGTGCCTATGGAAGATATTGAGGTACCGTCTTTTCTTAAAAGAAGAATGAGCCCTGTAGATCAAGGTAAATTCAAAAAAATGATAAAGACTGGTAAGAAAGCACAAGCCAGTAAATTTGCACAAGAAAGGACTAAGTAATGGCTAAGAAAAAATTTCCTGATTTAAGTGGTGACGGTAAAGTTACTAAAAAGGACATACTAATAGGCCGTGGCGTAATAAAGAAGAAAGCTGGTGGTCTTGCAGAAGCCACTGCTAGGTTAAAAGCTCAAGGTTTAAAAGACGGCGGTCCTGTAAAAGGCATCGTAAGAGGTAAAGCTAGAGGTGGCGGAGCAGCTACTAAAGGCTTAGGTTACAACGTAAGACCAAACTAATGGCAGGTCTCGGTATAGCACTTCGTGGATTAGGTCTACTTGCTAAGACAGCAGGAAAAAAAGTTTTAAGAAGAAAACCTAAACAAAAATCTCTTAAGTTAGAAACTGACACTAAAACAAAATTTAAAAGTATTTTAAAAAATAAACCTAAGGGTCCAGCAGGAAAAAAATTTAAATCAAGAATGGATGTTATTAAGGATAGTAATAAACGAGCCGGGACTGTTGGTATGTTAGGAACCGCTGGAATGGTTGTAGGCGCCGTCGAATTGTCTAAAAGAAAAAATCCTAGACTTAAGAAATCCAAGTCTTAAGCTCATCACCCATAACTTGACTGGCTATGTCAACCTTGTTCTTAAGAGCAAGTAAAATCTTTTCATCTACTGTTCCCTTACAAACAAAGTCAACATACGTCACCTTATTCTTCTGTCCTATTCTGTGTGCACGATCCTCACTTTGTAATCTTATCTCAAGATCATAATTGTTTGAAAAGTAGACAAC